GCACAGGCTACCTATGCTGTTGCACACAAGAATGGGTATAATCCTCACTACAAGAGTAGTTTCTCAACATTTGAGGACCTTGTATTGGCTTCACGTGAATCGTTGACTAGAGAGGGAATTTCAGTGACTCAGTATATTGAGTCTACTGAAGATGGAAAAGATTACCTTATAACGATCCTTATGCATATCTCAAGTCAGAGTATTAAGAGTAAGATGATCATTGCAGTGAAAGACAGAACTGATGTACAGAAGTTCGGCAGTGCTCTTACCTATTTAAAGAGGTATTTGTACGCAGCGATCTGCGGGATAGCAACCTCAGAACACGATGAAGATGGAAACGACACAATACAAGAGAACGTTATTACTGACAAGCAGGCAGCGTTATTGCATATGTTGATGAAAGGCGATATGGATCTAGAGGGAAAGATCTGTAAGCATTATAATATTACATCGATCAGAAGTTTGCCGATGAAGTACATGAACCAACTCGTAGAGAAACTTAAACCGAAAGAATCTTAACATATGCCACAAATTGATTTAGCAGCCCAAACATCATCCATAGAAACTAATTATAAAAACTTAATAGATAAGTTATTTCTTCTCATAGAAAAAATAAAGCATATTGATGAATTAGGAGAAAAAAACATACCAGAAGAATTATCAACGGAGATGAGTAATACTATCAACCAGGTTCTTTTCTGCTCTGTATTTATAATGTCTCATTATGAAAGTGCTATAGAAATTATTAATTTTTATAATATTGCCAGAGAAACTTTACCAGTAAAATATTATATGGATAATGTAGATGCTTTGATCAATCGAGCTAGGAAAATTCACGGAGAAAATAAAAAATCAAAAATATATAAAAATTCAAAAGAGTACGAATCTGACCTGCAGTTAGTAGAAAAACTAAAACCCAAGGAGCAATAATATGGATCTGAAGTTTAATATAAAAGAGTTAGAAGCATTTCATAAATTTGTATCAGGAAAAGAAAAAAGTTTAGAAGAGCTCCTCAACAAATTGTATGAGGATGATCAAGACGCCTCTCAAAAAGATAGTCGTTTGTTAAAACAAAAAGCAGATGAGTTGGCTGAGATAGCGATGTTTTTCATAGTGATGTACCAAAAACAGTGTCATTTTATGGATTTCTATACTGATTTAATAAAAAATTCTCCCGGAATGGAAGATCCAGAGTTTAGAAACGCCGCAGAGAATGTTACTAACCATTTTGTAACAGTCTTTAAAGAAAACAAAAAATTGGAACTGCAACCGTCGACATAACGTCGACAGAAGGATATTAGTGAGTGAATGCATCTGTAAGAATAAAAAAGATAAACTCTATGAGGCGTTAGCGAAAACAAAACTTGAGTATCGTAATGTAACCTTCAATAGAGTTAACTCCTTCAACAAACAGGTCTACGCAGATCTTGATATCATCCAGAAAAGTACCAACAAAGCATTAGCAAATAATGGCTTGGTATTTATTCAAGAACCTCGTGATGAAGATGGTACGACATTCCTCTATTCAACACTCGGTCATGCAAGTGGTCAAGAGATCATCTGCAAAAGCCGCTTAATCGTTCCAGGTTACACGGGAGCTAAGTCAGACAACCAACGCTTTGGCGAATCACTTGCGTATCTTAAAAGGCATGTAGCGCAGTGTATGCTTGGGGTGGTTGCCAATAACGATCCAGAAGATAATGATGATGCAGATGCCTCAGAAACTCAATACGCTAACGAATCACGCAGATCGATGGCAGGTGATGAGAAAGCAGCACATGTTGATCAGGGAATATTTACTGAAAAGATAACCAGAGAACAGCTTGATGAACTTTATTATGAGCTACAGGATTATCCTATCATGGCTGAGAGCCTCAAGAAGGCATTAGAGATATCCCATTTATCAGATGTTCCTAAGGCTAAATATACCTCCCAGATGCAGCATATTAGAAGACAGAAAATAGCTCTGATGAACTCGCCACGCAAAGAATGGTAAATGTTTCTGTGTGAAATGAGTGTAATTTTTATAAATTATACTGTTGACAGATAAGTCTTATTGTAGTACCATAAGAGGAGTGATTATTTCCTTCTCGGTAATAATACATCTGCTGAGGCCTCGGTTCGTGTCATAACATCCGAGGCCTCTCCTTGTTGTTAAAGAGGCTTTTTGATTAACAGTTCACTGACTGCCTTATTTCTGCTTTTGTTTGAATTCATTTTATGTGCTATGCCACCTATTATGAATAACATAAGTACTATAGCACATGCCATACGTTTTAATAAAAGATTCATGTCCATACAAAACTCCTTCTAGACGTAATAAAGTCCTTGGATAAGCATACTGTGATAAACGCTTGGCGTATTTATAAATAAAGTACTGGTGATAGCAAAAGCATTTCCTGATGATAAATTATTAAGTTGTGCCTGAATAGACATCGTTGTGGTTCCCGCCACAAATCTACACCATGTATACTGATTACTCCCTAAACTATTAAGTCTATTTTCACCCCATCCTGCTGTTTCCATGAAAAATGATCCATGAGCATTAGAAACAGTAAATGGTAATCCAGATATGGTAGCAGCTAATCCTCCTGTAGAACCTGAATATTGTGGACTTATATAAATATTTATAAATACAATACTCCCCATGCGTACATACCAACCATATCTATTACCAGCAAAATAACTAATCCCAGAAGATGAACCGCCCAAAAGTAAAGAGGGCGTAAAGGTACCGTTTGAATAATTCGGTAATGCACCACTTCCCGTGCCAGTTATAGTTACGGTGCTTCCTGCAGCAGATATGGATGTTCCCGTGCCAGAAGCAAAAGTTATAACGCCCGCAGCAGGAGTAGCGGTTCCCGTCGCAGGACTCGTTATATAACTTTGAGCAATATTAGAGCCAGCAGTTACCGTAACGGTCGAACCCGCACCACTGGTAGAAATAGAGTTAGAACCATATATATTCAATACACCAGCAACCGGAACTGCTGTACCAGCCTGGGTTAAGAATGATGTTGCATTGGCTCCTGATTGAGAAATGGTCAATGTTGAAGTACCGGGATTACCGGCAACAGAGATCGTTCCCGCACCAAGTATGTTAATATTACCGGCTGTTTCGCCAACAGCACCGCCACTATTGCCAGTTAATGTTAACGCAGCACCACCACCGATAGCGCTCATCGTTAACGTAGAAGTGCCTGGATTACCCGTTATATTTACCGTGGTACCATCACCTACTACATTGATATTACCAGATAAGGGTAATACCAAGCCACCAGAGTTACCGGTTAATGAAAGCAATCCAGTACCTGATCCTTGTACCTGTATCCAGGTAGCGGTCAAACCATTTGTTACTGCAAGATACCATATGGAATTGTCAGAAGTATTAAGCCACCAATCACCACGATTAAATTCACGAGCATCATCTACCGTAGGAGCTGAAGAAGCCATGGTAAAGTTGGTAGGTTGAACAGCATTGGCACCAATATATGACAAGGGTGTAAATCCATTAAGTCGTTGATTCTGATTATTACTAGACATATGGAACTCCTAAATTAAATAACAACCAGAAACGGTAAATGTAGAACCATTTTGTAGATTATTTGATATGAAAAATGGCGCTGATTTAGCACCTGCTCCCAAAAACGATCCAGTGTAAGGGTTACCCATGACAAGACCAGCACCAAATATAACATACCAATAAAGAATATTACCGACTGGTATATTATATTGATAACTCGTTATAGGAGTTGAAAAAGTAACTTGAGGACTCCCATAAGCAGCAGGATAAGAAGGGACGGTAAACGGAAGTCCACTAAGAATTGTGGTGCCAACAATAGTAGGAGCCCACGTTGCTATAGCAATATCAATCTGAACAAAAACAAAATTACCTATCTGAACATATTGACCATTTTGACGTGTATAAGTAATACCTGCAGTACCTGCAGAGGTCCTTAAAATCGGTACAAATGATCCTGTTGAATAAGTAGGAGTCGCACCACCACTACTTGTTATGGTCACCGTACTTCCCGCTGCTGACATGGTAATGCCACCAGCTCCTGCAAAAGTTAATACGCCAGCTGCTGGTATCGCCGTTCCCGTAGCTGGACTCGTTTTATAACTTTGTGATAATGTTCCACCTGCTACCACGGTGACAGTAGATCCTACACCAGTCGTTGATAGTCCATTTGATCCATTGATGGTAAGAGCGCCTGCAACAGGTATTGCTGTGCCAGATTGAGTAGGAAATGACTGAGCAACAATACCACTTTGACTTACTGTCAACGTCGAAGTTCCTGGATTACCCGCAACAGATATGGGCGCTGTACCAATGATATTTATGTTACCCATAGTCGGGCCTACTGCGCCACCACTATTACCAGTGAGTGTACTCGTCGCTGGCGCACCGACAGCAGATATCGTCAACGTACTTGTTCCTGGATTACCCGCAATATTCATTGATACCCCATCACCAACAACATTAATGTTGCCAAGTGTTGGTGGTACGGGACCACCGGTGTTTGCTGTTAACGTTTCAACAGCACCACTCATGGCAGATACATTAATCCACGTAGCAGATCCATTAGTAAGCGCTGCCAAATAAAATAAACTGTTTGTATCCGTATTAAGCCACCAGGTACCCAAATAAAAATTATTAAAATCGGTCGTTAATGGATCTCTGGGTAGTTTTATAAAATCAGTAGGTTGATATGCATCAACACCTAGATATGATAAAGGATTGAGACCATTCAATCGTTGATTCACTCGTGACATATACTATCTCTCCTTTATTACATAAAATACATGCCATAAAATGTAAATGATGTAGTACTTAAAAAGTGATTTGTTTGTACAATACCCCCAGCCACCAGTGGGCCCCCATATCGTAACGTTCCTGTCGTAGCACCAGGAGTAAATCTAACCCAAAAATATGTCGTTCTTCCTGCTGCAAAAAGAACATTGCTCACTGGCGTTAAAATATTAAATTGATGACTATCCATAAAAGAAGTAACCACATTAGATACCGTAAATGGCAAATCTTCAATCAACACATTATTAATAGGTGCTGGCCATCCTGTTAGAGTAATGTTCGCGGTAACATACACCATAGTACCTATTTGTGTATAAATACCCAGTTGCTTTGAATAGGTTATACCGGCTCTATTACCATTAATAGATAGTGCCGGAGTCCAGTTACCCGTTGAGTAGGAAGGAACCCCCCCTCCAGTTACACTAAATGTTACGGTACTGCCTGCAGCAGAAGCAGTTGAGTTAGCCCCTGAGGCGAACGTTAGCACTCCTGCAGCCGGCACCGCTACGCCGGTCGCAGGGCTGGTGATAAAACTTTTTGCTAACGCAGAACCACCAATAACCGTAACCGTATTCCCGACACCCATCGTTGATAATCCATTGGAACCATTAACAGTCAAGACACCCGCTACTGGTGTCGCAGTCCCTGCTTGGGTAATAAATGAATTAGCAACCGCACCCGATTGCGTAATAGTAAGCGTAGAAGTACCAGGATTACCTGCAATGGAGAGGGTACCAGTACCAACTAAATTTATATTGTCCGCTGTAGGAAAAACCGGACCGCCCGTATTACCAGTTAATGAACTGATCACTGATGATCCAATAGCAGAAACGGTTAGCGTATTAGTTCCAGGATTACCTATTACGAGTACCGTAGTAACATCTCCCACAAGATTAATATTGCCAGCTGTTGGGCTGACGGGGCCACCACTGTTACCCGTTAATGTTTGTATACCAGGAACAGATGAAGATATATTAATCCACGAAGCAACCCCATTACGTAATGATGCTAAATAAAAAAGAGAGGTCGTAGCGCTATTAAGCCACCACGAACCTACATACACATTCCTATTATCACTCGTCTCTGGATTCCTTGGTTGTATAACGATATTCGTTGGCTGAACCGCATCAAACCCAAGATAGGATAATGGGTTTAAACCATTCAATCGTTGATCTATCTTAGGCATAATAGTTCCTTTTATGTTGATGCTATCATATACGCAAAACTAATTGTTATGGTGTTATCATTAGCAGCATTACCTGATATTTCTGTTGCTATCGGTTGGTATACAACTACAGTTTTATTAGCAGTACTAGTTATAGCAGTAGGATTAGTTAGAGTAATGCCACCCAGTTGAAATTTTGAACTTGTAGAAACTATGAGAGCAGTAGTTAAAGCATCAGTACTAGAAGAAACAAGCAGTCCTGCACCATCCGTATATTTTAATACAATAGTTTGAGATGCAGCGGCGGTAAAAGCACTCGTTCCACCATAATTTAATGTACCTACCTGTTGAACTCCAATAATTGACAGTCCAGCACCCGGAGCTGCTAATATTTGAATAGGTGTTGCGTGAAGATTTTTTATTTGAGAATTAGTTAAAGTTAAAGTAACAACTTTAACAACTCCAGAGGGAGCAGCAGCAGCTTGAAAACTTGGCGCCGTACCAGCAGCATTTGCTGTTAAAACAAATCCTGCTGTACCGGTAACCGTTGAAATTACCCCTGTACTACTTGTTACTAATGCTCCTTCAGCAAATGCTGGTATTTTAATTCCACCACTTCCTGATTGAAGATTCGTCGTTGACGTTGTATTAGTGCTACCAAGAGTAATAGTCTTAACAGCAGCACCTGTTCCTAGATTGACTGTTGTCGCTGATGCATCAGTTGATACACCAAGTGTTCCTGTTCCAGAATTTATCGTTAATGTACCATTCGTACTCGTAACTGCTAATGCACCTGAACCACTTTGAACAGTCGTAGCAGAAGTAGAGTTAGTGCTACCAAGAGTAACGCCTTTCACTGCAGCACCAGTTGCAAGACTCACCGTCGTTGCTGATGCATCAGTAGAAATACCAAGTGCACCAGTTCCGGAATTTATGGTGAGAGCACCATTAGTTGACGTAACATTAAGCGCTCCAGATCCGCTTTGTACTGTGGTAGCAGACGTTGAATTGGTACTTCCGAGTGTCACTCCTTTAACGGCAGCACCTGTTCCTAAGCTTACTGTTGTTGCAGAAGCATCAGTTGAAACACCTAAAGCTCCTGTACCAGAGTTAATAGTAAGAGCACCGTTGGTTGAAGTTACATTGAGAGCCCCACTACCACTTTGGATAGTTGTAGTAGATGTCGTATTGGTACTACCAAACGTGGAAGTCTTAACCCCAGCACCAGTACCGATGTTTATGGTTGAAGCAGTTGCATCAGTCGCTAATGACACCGTACCACCATTCGCGGTAATACCCGCAAAGGTAGTGGTAAACGTAGAAATTAAACCATCAAATGAAAGCCCGGTTGTGCCTCCAGTAAAAATAAATGCTGCACCGACTAATGGTCCGCCGGTATCACCAGTGATAGTAATAGGCGATGGTGATCCAGAAGTCCATGTAGGAAGTGCACCTGCACCTGCCGAGGTTAATAGTTGACCGGCTGTACCGAGTCCTACCACATTCTGAAATGGACCAGTAGCAGTAGTTCCTGCGGTAATAACGGAATATGCCGTAAATGTATTATTTCCTGTTCCCCCTTCTACAACTGGCTGGGGGCTAATTCTTTTATATGCCAAAGTTTTCTCCTTTGAAATTTATCAATATACCTCATACGAACTGCCATTACCGATTACATTAATAGCTTGGTATGCTGTATTCATGACGAATGTTGTAGCGCCATCAATGTTAACTGCACCACCAACCGTTGTAACCGTGATGTTATTCGCTGCAGCAGAGCCTGTTCTATCTTTTATGATAAATACTTGGCTTAACGTGGCAGCATTAGGCAATTGAACTGTTATGGCACCACCAGAACTATCCACACTTAAATATTCATCAGTGACCAAAACGACATAAGGCGTTGTATTAACATTCGTATAATTTGCAGGAGTGACACCACTTGAAGCAATGGTAATCGTATTTGCTCCAGGAGTAACGACTATGCCAGCACCGCCAGTAATGGTCGCAGTTCCTAATTGATCAGACGCAAGCGTAACAACTTTAGCGACAGAACCAACATTCACCCCATCGATACCCGCTATAAATGTTGCCGTATGAGTACCATTGGTACCTATGCGAATTTTCGCATTATCACCAACAATACCACCATTACCAATAAGGATATTATTACCATCAGTTGTGGTGAGATTTGCTCCAGCGTTTATACCAAGCGCAATATTACCAGTTCCTGTCGTTAAATTATAAAGAGCACTATAGCCGATAGAAGTATTATTAGATGCTCCTGCAAGGGCATTAAACATCGACCAGGCACCAACTGCGGTACACTGACTTCCTGTAGTCGATGAAACCATTGCTTGGTAGCCAATAGCAGTATTACTATCACCAGATGTATTAGAGGCTAATGCTATTTTACCCAATGCCGTATTAGAAGTACCCGTAGTAATCGATCCCGTTGATCCGAGTAACATATTACTTGTTGGTGCAAAATCAAGTGTTTCAGTAGAAACAGCACCAGCAAATACAATATTAGTATTTGCCGTGACGATGTTAATGTTGCCCAATGTAGGAGAAATAGGGCCACCGGTATTACCGGTAATGGTTGAAACAAAACCAGCTGAATTTACTACCATATCAAGTGAATTTGGTCCTGGGGTAAAAACAATTGAACCATTACCACTGGTGATGGTTGCAAAGGCGGGATCTGCTCCCGTGGCACCTATAAGAACCTGGCCATCCGTACCTACCCCTAAAGAGGTAAGACTGCCACCAGCATTACCAACTTGCACTGCATGATTGGTGGTACCAACTAAGGTGATAGTAAGGGTATTAGTACCTGGATTACCCGCAACATCAATATTACCTGAACCGACCAAAAATATTGTATTGGCAAAATCAGGTGGTACTGGTCCACCACTGTTACCTTGGATAAAATCGACCGTTGCAAGCGCGGGGTTCCCTTGAAAATATTGCCCTAATTGACTCATGATCTCTCCTTATCCATTAATAAATCCATAGAATATAGAAAGATACACAGAGCCCACAGTTGGCAATGCAACACCCAATGTTTTGACATAAAAACGAGTCCCTTGGGCTACCATAAAAGAACCGCCTGTTAATGTTTTATTTGATGCAACATCCATAATAACATAGCCATTAATGGGAAGAGGGAAATGATCATTGATCCCGTCCCACGATATCATCACTGGCTGATCACTGAGATTCTGAACCATAAACCAATGTACTGGATTATCAAATGGAGCACCAATACCAGTATACGTTGCGGTGATCGATGCGAAACCAGTACTTCTTACCGGCTCTGGCATCACCCGTACTGCAAGATTAGACATAGTTTCTCCTTCATACCTGAGGTTGATAGAATCCAGACAAGAACACAAAACCGGTTCCCGCCGCTCCTTTAACATATATTTTCGTGCCTTGAGCAAGAGAACACATATTATTTTGAGGTTGAGAATTTGTTTGGAACTGAATATCCCGTACTGTCTTAGTAGGGATATAATCATGATCATTGGTACCATCATAACTAACGGTAACATCTTTATCAGAATTATTTACAATACGTATTATGATACAGGGATGTGTGACACCTGCGGCACCTGAAACAAGCTGATAGGCACCGGTGAAAGAAAAGGAATCAATAGATGAGAGGGGGATGGGGAGAACCCTATTTTTTACTGCCATTCTGCTCTCCTTTTTTTATAGATAATTTATGCAACTACTTCTGCAGCAACCTCAGGTGATTCTTCTTGTGCTTTCTTTTGAGCAGCTTCAGCTTCAGCAGCAAGTGCTTTCTCTTTCAATATAGCTAATTCTGCTTTAAATGCTTCTAATGCATTATCAAGATCATCAAAATTAACGACACCTGGCTGAAATGAAAACTGATAGTATTTTTCATTAACCGCCATTTCAAAATGACACAATATACGTTGATTCATAGAGTTCCTTATAAATAATAAATATGAAGCCTCCTTTAGTTTATATAACCAAAGGAGGCAAATCAATCACCCTATGCAGCACACGTGAAATTCGTCCAAACTCCAGCAGCGGTAGCAATGAACATACGATCAGCAGCTCCCGTTGGTGTTGTATTAATGTACGTATCACCCGCATGTAATGCTAAGCCACCCGCAGGGGCACCTGCTCCTGTATACATAAATATTGGACCAGGAAGTTCAACAAATGGCGCATTAAGGAAAATACCATTAGTACCTGCTCTTATGATTGTTCCCGCAACACCAGTAGTTGAACCAATGGTTATTTGGTTATCAATCGCTCCAGTACCAATTAAAATAGTTTTAATACCAGTACCAACGGCACCGATGCTAATAGTCATGGCTCCGGTTGAAGCACCAATAAAGATAGCACCTGTCTGAGCAGCACCACCGATATTTATAGAACCAGCGACCATACTATCACCGATTGCAATAGACCCACCTGCCTGTGTAGCACCAATACTGATTACGTTAGCACCAGTTCCACCAATGTTGATGACATTTGCTACAGCCGCACCAGTACCAATATTAATGGTCTTGAATGCACCGACTCCTGTTCCTATATTAATCGTTCCCAAACCAATGCCGATACCAATATCAATTGTATTGGCCGCACTAGAATTTCCTATAGCAATCGTTCCTGATTGGAGAGTACCACCAATATTGATACTACCGGTTGTTAATGAAGGTCCGATATTGAAAATAGAAGCGCCAACACCATCAAGACCAAATCCACCGGTACCTACAAATATATCAACACTGGTAGCACCATTAATATTACCAAATGAGTTCACCGTAGAAGCAGTAGTAGTCGCAAGATTAGTCTGCCCAGTACTGGTAAGAGTCGTGAATACACCAGCACCACCTGCTGCTTCTATAAGAGACCAGGTTGCTACATTAGCAATAATTGATACCAAAATATAGGCGACCGCAGGAGAGACCGCTTTATTAATCCAAATAGTACCTAATTGATAACCCGTGTCTGCTCCAGTTGGTGCTCTGAGAGCCTGTATAGGAGCTGGAGCTACTGCTATCAGTGCATCCGATAACCCATATGCTACTTTTGCCCTAAATTGTGCTGCCATAGTATCTCCTTTTAAAAAGTTTTAATGTTAATCCCATAGAATCATAGCTAAAATTTATTTGCAATCTTTTCTATATTAGTGTATAGTTAGTTATATAGATATAAACATTAAAGGGAACCCATGGAAGAACTGAATAGAAAAAAGCCGACAAGAAAGCAGGTTATATTCGATGTTTCAGAAGAGGATCATCGATTAATCAAGCGAATGGCGATGAATCAAAAAATGACGATGCGGGAATGGATCATCAATGCAATGGCTGATGCTATCAAAAAGATGCAGGAGCCGATTATATGATACTGATTAAATTATTAATGATCATGGCGCTTTGTACTGCATCACTAGTTACGTTGTATGTATTTATGTTAGTGAATAAAGAAATAGATAATGCGTGGGAAAAATTTCGAAAGGGAAAATCATGAATGAGAATGAATTGAAAGAATTGATGCAATACATAAAGAGCATTAATAATAACATCATGTTTATGACGGTAATTAGTATGTCTTATTATTGGTATTGGTTTGTAAATACCCTCATATTCCAGGCGTAATTTTCTGGTCCTGTAATAAATTCGATACGAAGCCTGAATGTTCTGATGCGCAATTTTCATATGCTAAACGATCAGCTTCTGCGCGATTAGCTTGAGCTCTTTCTATCTCAACCATGCTCAATTCTTCTGGTCGAGCTTCTTGGCTTTTACCTTCTTTAAGCACTTCAATCTTATTGACCAAGCCACCGTATACCCGTTCTAATCGAGCAATACGCATGCTACCAGCCAATCGTGTCTCGACTTCTTCCCTATCGTGTTTATCTAAATCACGGCTTATGCATCCAACTTTTTGTTCAATACTGTCTTGTTTCTTCTTCTGTTGTTTTACATAGTTATTGCCATCAACAAGCAGCTGCTTCATTTGTTCTCTATATCTGCCTATTGAATCAGCAATTTCACGTTGCCTAACCGCGACGATATTCAAATTGTTATGTATTTCATTCATTTTAGATGTGGTTACGTGTGTATGATCAATAAGGTCACATAGTATAAGTTTATGACCGTTTTGTTCTTCGTGCAATCCTTCTAAATGTAATGATTCTAATCCATTAATACGCATATCAATTCTATCATGCCTATTTTGTAGTTCCTCATGATGAATATCAAGCGCTATCTTCTGTTGATCAATAATCGCCTGTAAAGAAACCAGTTGTTCGGCAAGCCTCTGTCCTTCTTGCCTTTGTTGCTTTAATAATTCTGATTGCTTTTCTTGTTCATGGAGCAATCGAGCTGGATCACAAAAACCGCTCAGGTCAAAATTTGAAGAGCCACGACTATGCCATGGAACTGGAAATTGTGGGCTCAGGCTTGGACTTCTTCGCCGGATTATGGGCGAATGCTTTCGGGTGTTACTCTTATTATTACGTACGGCACATACATTACTATTCATGCTTAAAATGGTTACATAAAGACACAATAGTGAGAACATATTCATCGTATCACCGTTTTGGCATTATGGTACGAGCACCGCCAAGATTTATTGGTTGCATTGGTTCTTTTTTAGATACAGGAGGCTTCGATTCTCCAACAAATTTCTCTGCAAGTTTGTCTAATTCTGCTTGAGCTCTTTCCTCAACCAAAATAGCTAATTCTGCTGGTCGCTTACCACGATTCTCTTTAATAATTTCTTTCATAGCTTTGGCACGCGCATGTTCAGCTTCATTCGCTATCTTCATACTTCTGATTATTTTCTTTTTTCCTGCGTCAGTATTTGAAAGCGTTGGTATCTGTTGCATAAATGCTCGAAGATCTTGGTCAGTAATGCGAGCACCAAAAATAGATTTTGCTCCAGAAATAAATTGGCTACTTAATTTTTCAAATTCTTCAGTGTCTGGTGATGTTAAACGCTGAATAGAGCGTAATACACCTACAACAGGGCTCACTAAACCTCCTATAGCACCGCCTACTGCGGTACCAACAGCTGCTCCTGGAGCAGCGGCAAGGCCGGCCGTGACGCCTCCTCCTAACAATCCTCCTATTACACCACCAATTGCTCCTCCAGCGCCAACACCGGTCACCGGAGAAACATGTTCTTCTATATTTTTAAGACCGCTGTAATAGGCAGAAAAAGGCAAACTCCCCTCATTAACTAATTTTAGCATTCTATCAAGGCGATTATCTGATTCTCGAGCTGCTTTATCAACTGACAAAACTTGGTCATAATATTTTTGCGTTTCTTTATGAGCAGCAGCTTCTTCTTTATGTAATTGTTTTTTTTGTTCGTGGGTTAAGATCTTTTTTTCTTTCTCAGCTTTTTTTTGTTCAACGGGAGTTAATTTTCTTTGTGGTGCTATTGCTTGCTGAACTGCTTGTTGTTCCTGTATTTGCTGCTGTACTGGTGAAGCAGCCATTTGAGGTGCCGCAGCTTCTTCAGGAATGTTCTCAACAGGTTGTTGAGCAGCCTGCAGTTGCTCTTGCATTGGCAGTTGAGGAGCATTTGGTAATTGGAACTGAGCATATGGAGCGCGATTAGTAACAGGAGCCTGTTCTTGTTCTTGTGCACCCATGAGTTGTGTAAGACCTTGGCCTTCTTGATTCTCTAATAATGGCAGTGCTTGTTCAGCTTGTTCCGGTGACATGTTAAATAATGACTGCAAGTGACTTTTTTTCTGTTCACGCAGACGATCTTTGACCACATAATCAAGGATCTCTGGTTGCAATCCTGCAAGATGATGTGCTTCTTGTGCAGGGATATTCAATAAATGCTGCAAGCCAGAAGCAGTTTGTTGTTGCTTCCTACGTTGCGATAGTTCCTGTGCTCTGCCATGTATTAAACCACCTAATACACTCGAAACTGCATTGAAGTAGGGCGTTTCCTGTTCATATTTTTGTTGAGCGCTATAATCACGATTTCTATACGGATCATTAATAACCTGTGCCATTATACCCCCTTCTGAAGTCTTTTAAGTGCGATTAAATTAGCGAACGTATTGATCGATGGTTTTCTACCAGTCCCTTTTGTACGCGCATCCACAAGTGAGCCGGTTCTGTTTTTATTCAGTATTTGATTTACCACCGCTTCTTGTTGTTTTTTTGCTTTTCGATTGGCAAGGATTTGGCTAATACCAAAATCACCACCGCCTTGTAAATAACCTCCAAGCAATCCAGCACCTGTTTCAAGAGTCCGTTCACCAGTAGAAGGCATTTGCGGTAATGGTGGTTGTGCAGGGAAATAATGCTGTTCAGTTTGTGGTGTTAATCCCATTCTTAATAGATCAAGTGCTCGGCCTTGGTTCTCTAGTCCATACTGTGCTCGTAAGGCAGCAATGCCTTGGTCAAATTCTGATTGAGCACCAGCAAGAGATCCCGTAAGATCACTTGAATAACGAGTATCCGATCCACCAAGTGCAGAAAATCGTTCAGCAATACTGGGCAATGATTCACTTTGAAACTTAGATCGTGCTTGTTGCTCAATGGGTTCAAATCCTCCGTACGGATTTTCCAGTTGAGATTTGCCCTGGCTGAGGAGATAATTCAAAACATTTTGTTGTTCTGGACTATAAAGATTCGGTGAGGTTTGGTAGCCACCTTCTGTGCCAAGCGTAGTAGCTCCTGGAGCACCCGCAGTTGCTGGTTGTCCAGCAGTACTTTGATCAGTAGGAGAAGGAACTTGAACGGTACTTGGATCTACATAGCCAGCAGGATATCTACCAAATTTTCTGTAATATTTGTCCGCTTTTTTTTGCGCTTTCAATGCAGCTTTTGCTTTTTTCTTTTCAGGATCTCTTCGGATACCGGATAAAAGTCCTGCCAATCCACCAATACCTGCACCGATTGCAGTTCCTATACCAGGAAAAATTGCTGATCCTACTGCTGCGCCCGTTGCAGCTCCTCCCAAACCACCACCAACCCCTTGGCTTGTATCATATGGCATTACTATTCTCCTCAACTTTGCACATATTCAAGAATGATATACGTAATAGTAAAATTAGTTCTATTTGATCCCGTTATAATAGTGACATTTGTTCCATCAACTTTCAACTCTATTTCATTCGCATCAGTAGGAGAAGCATATGGCAACGGAATATAATTCCCTGCTGTATCAGTTGAGCATCCATAAATTCGTGTAAATGAAGTCATGGCTGTACACGTTATGCCGTGGGCCACTGCTTTTGTTCCCGTATTAGGCAATGAACCGAAATCAATTACTTTACGCCATATTTGTCTATCTTCAGCCGTTTGTGCCGTGGAAGATGTTAGTGCAGGATTACTGAAAAGAAGCTGTCCATTAACAAATTCTGTCAGCGGATATTGCCCCGTATCTTTTATGTTCAACAGATTCGCAATGTTATTTACCTGCTGATACAGCCGAACAAGAAGTTCTTTAAATGCAGGACTAGTAACATCAACATCGAGTAACTGAGAAATATCCCATACTTGGGTTGTTTGGATAAAGGCACCATACTGAATAGAATCTTGTGGCATTACTTCTTTCCTACGATACTATTTAACTTCAATTTAACTAATATGATACTTTTTTTGTCTTCCGAATAAGAAAAAGCAAAAGGGCATTCAGGAGTACCATCTTTATACTTCCCTAAGAAAGGAGTAAGATCATGATTTTTTCTTATATTATTGTTATATTCTTGTTCTTCTTTGATATGTGCTTCTCGCAAGCGAATAAATTTCTGGGATGCATTACTATCCATAAAACAGCACAATAAAAGGAGATAACCATAATATATACTATTCTTCATTCTAACCTCACTGACGTTGGTTGGGTATGTAATACCATTCCTTGTATTTCAAATTCCTGTAATGAAACAGTAGGATCAATCATTTGTTCTAAACTAAATGATATACCCAGTTGAATATACTCTCCACTTGATTGAAAGTAGATAGGGTGCCATAACAATTCCTGGAATTGCTCAAGAGGATACATCGTTGGATCATACGGGAATGTTTCTAAAATATTGTTTCCCATGATAGCGCCTGTTTGAACACCGCCATCGATCATAGATACTTCAGACGATGATGGATAATAATCAACGGTGATTTCACCAGATGTTGTCTTAACAACACCGAAATCAATACGAGCAAGATATACATTCTGCCCATCATTAACATACGGGTTCCATTGCTTACTCTTGATCTGAATATTAGAAACACGCGCTGCCGTTCCCAACCCATTGTACGTACCCGATAATAATCCAGGCACTAGGATTCTAATATTATTGGCATCAACAACGGTATATACCTGAAAAATATTACCATTGAGTGCTAGTTCTGTTGTAGCATCCCCGTCAACATCTTCGATGAGAATGAAATCCATATCATAATCAAACTCAATAGGTTGATCGGTAAGATTATGACTTATGATGGTCAGAGTCAGTGACTGATCACCATTAAAGGTAATATTAGTAATTTGCATCGATGCTGCATTACGTGATATTTCAGTATCAAGAACCAATACGAATCCCTCAGGAGTACCGAATAAAATATCACGGTGCTGTCCTTGAATTGAGTTACTATTCCAGGCAAATGTTGCTTCTGCCCATTCTAGTGGATCTGAAGATGCCCATGTCATGTCAGTTGATTGTTCTAAATACCCAAATGTCGTTGCACAATCATCATTGATCGCCCACGTGCCATTCTTATAGTTATACACTAATATTTGATTAGGGAATGTTTGCGTCGCTTGTTCAAGATCATCAACATAGGCCCAATATACTAATTCAGTATAGTAATCTCGGATACCTGCCGTGCGCTGTGTCGCATTGTTATCAAGCTCCATCTCAAATACGGTTGTTGGTATGTTATCATCGATACGAACAACATTTGATCCGTTACATGCATGAACGCCTGTTTGACCAATCGTCAAAACATCTTTATCAAATGAGATAGAGCTGAAAGTCGATTGCGATCCTAATTCATTATTAATTTTTTGCCATATAAAGGGACCGACTTGGTTACCGGTATATACTAATTCCCAGGTACTTCGTTCAAAATAAACAATAAGCCGATCTTTGATGAATTCCGCTGATATAATTTGTTCTTCCGTTGATGCATCAACAACACCACCACCAGCACCAACATTAGGAACGTTATCTGCTTGTGCTCTTTCATACCATGCATTGACGGCGAACGGCGAACCATAAAAACAATACCGTGCACGATTGGTATACGCAGTATTAACACCCGCACCACCACTATTATCATTTTCTATAGTGCTTAACAGTACTAATCGATTCTTAAAAGGAACAATCATTCGTGCTGTCTTAACATAAGGACCAGTATGAATCGCGCCACCAGCTGGTCTGAAATAAAATGCATTCGCACCCGATGCAGCAGTCCACGTTGTTCCATCAAAAAACCAAATAGGATCATCATTCGCACCTGGTGTTGGCACCGTCGCATTGTAATTAGTAACAAATAAATATTTTGTACCTACTAATCCCTGCCAGTTAGTAACCCAAAAATAGTTCAGATTAGTACCATGCCATATCGCGGTACCAGATCGCCCCCATGAAACACCTGAAAATACGTAGGCATACCGCATATCAAATGCATAGGTCGGATGATTATTAACCGCGTTAATTTCATACTGACTAATACCCATAACCGGAAGGCTTGGATAGAAAAAAATAGTAGTCGTTGCTGGTCCACCGGTAATCGTAAAATCACCATTGCTAATATTAAAAGTACCGGATCCCATCGTTGCTAGCATCGCTTGCACACCAGCAACTGCTGAAATAACCGTGTACATTTCATCATCAATAGAAAATGCTTGTCCAACCGCTAATGGTAGTGACGCGTCACCTAAAATAGTACGCACATTACCCGCAGCAGCTCCTGCACCACTCGTAATACCAACTCCTGCGCCACCAGCAGCAAGTGAAGCACGAAGTCGTGTTTCAAATTGGGTGAATCCCATCATTATGGATCCGTATCGTTTTTTTAATCTGCTCCTAAATACATATGCATTCTGGAGATAATCAAATGCTTCATCAGGTATTAACCATGGTGGTGCATTTTTTGTAAGTCCCGAATTAATAGGTGCGATTAAAAAACGATCGAATGCCATATTAATATCCTATCGCTAAATAATAAAAACTCACTGCCGCCGATCCTGTCGTACTTCGTGGTGATCCCCATGCAGTAAAGTTTGCATTGGTAATCGCGACCAATCGTACTGCTAAATCAGTATCTAAAGCACCTGCTTGCAGTACCGTTAATTGAACACTTAAACAGACGGTAAATGCAGGCCCCGCAAATGCTATCACCGCAGATCCATTTGCTGTTCCTGGACCCCATTTTAATATAAGACCAGAAGGCAAATAGGTGTAGCCATCCGTTCCCAATAATGGTGTTGCCGTACCAAGGGTCGAAGCGGTTGATGGTATTTGTGCAACACCAGAAGCAAGGGTTTTATTAATGTATAATTCATCTCGCGTTGATGTCACATTATTAAATGCGTACAGGGCCACATCACCAGCAGGGAACGAAGAACCTGCCGGCGGTGTAGCACCTTGATTGGGGAAATACAGCCAATTAAATCCAGAAGTACTATTAATAGAAGCGCTTGCAGCACTTGCGTTGCCTGCAATAGCGCCAAGGATAGTAAAATTGTTTAATATATTACCTTGTGAAATGGATAATTTATCAGTTGATTGCGGAATAAGTGGCAAAAAAGCCATGATATCTCCTTAAAGACTACTACCGCCACTGCCCCATCCACTAAATCCGCCTGTTGTTGGAGACGTTTGTTCAGTGTAAATAGTAGCAACGCGTTCATTGGTATATTGTACAATTGTTCTACGGCCTATCAATCGTTCTTGTTCTTTCAATGCAGGAAGCAGCAGTTGAACGCTATCCATGTCCATACGATCTTCAAGAATCTTTTTTGCTGCTGAAAATGCTATATATTGCCAGTACTCTTCAAGCTCAGGGCTTTGAGACGTTGCCAAAAGAGCTGTTGGTCGTTTATATACCTCTATGTCGATTCTATATGGCTGATCAGGAACCGGACGTATTACAAATGTATTGCCATAATAAAGCATTGCCTGTGGCATACCAAGTCTTTGATTATTAGTCTGGCTGTTAATAGGAATCCCTGATCCTGGTGCAGTACCAAACGTAATCGTGTACACGCCGGTAGCGTAATTGATTGTATTAGTCACATCGACAACCGTTGGCGGAGCCAGCAGCGCTGCTTGATACGCAGCAGATGCAGGATCATATAAATTACCATCAACCGTAGGATTACCGGTAGTTGCATTGATGACTGGCACATCAACCAATGCTAAGCCGTTCAAATTTGAATCAGCAGAATCAAAAAGTACTTGCCCTTGTACCAAGCCAACATTCTGAATAACATTCCCTGGCGTCGATTGTAGAGCATTTACGACGCCAGTAAATGAGGTAGTCACACCATCACCTGCATTGGCTGTCAATGCGATGGAGTTCACATTTGGATAATATCCGTAAAATTGTTCCCGCGATTGGGTGTACAGGGTTTGATAACCAGCAACATAAATTGGCGGATGAACTGAGATATATTTGTTCTGAAAGTTATAGAGTGGATTATAAACAATCGTTGGATTCGCTACTGGATCACCGAATGATATCTCATCAGTACGGTAGGTATCTTGGTAGGGATTCGTGTAAAATGCAAAAGTTGTTCTGAGATTAAATGTCCTTAGATGCTCAGGAAAATCATACACAACAAAGGTGTTAATGTAATTTTGAAGATCAAGATCAGTAAGCTGAGCAGTAGAAGGAGAACGCGTGAGACGCCTTACCTTCGTTTGTATTGCCTGTAATGTCGTTGTTGGTGGTATTGGCATAACCAATTCTCCTTATAAAAGATTAATCTCAGCGGGAGCAAGCGTATCATTATTTGAGCCAATCGGTACAGATAATCCACATACATTTATTTTGGAAGATAACCCAACGGGAATAACAAATGGTGCAAATTGTGTTGTATCAATAGTAATAGTAAATGTTGTAGGACTCGTAACAACAATCGGAGAGGTCATTTGGTCTAACTGAATCATGCCTAAAGCTGGCGGTATATCAAACCTCACGACCGTTCCATTTGGATAACCATGGGCAAATGAAGTAGTTACCAGAGCAAAAGGACTGTTCGTGATTGCGGTAATAATTCGCATGGCTGGACCATAAACAGGATCCGTATAGGCATAACACTGATAAGCCATGATCTCTCTCCTTGTTAATAACTACACTACTTTAAAAATGTTACCGTTTCAATATTCGATGGTGTTAATTCTGCTATATCATTGGAGTCCATAAAATCTAATGGTTCAAATGAACAACGGCGCTTTTTCTTGGTGATCTGAATAGAAGGCAATCCCTTATCATCCATTTTATACGCGTGTTCAGGATACCAACAATTATTGGATAAATGATGCGCAACGCCACGCGGAATAGTATAAATAGATCCATCATTTAAAGTATATGTTTCTATTTCGTCTTCCTTATATTTTCGGAAAGAAAACGCCATAGTCCCATTGGGGACTTCAAAAAATCTAAAAATGCCCCGTACCATTTCACGGTCTTTGTCTCGCATGTACTTAAGATCTTTTTTTGTTTTTTGATTGGTCTTAGCCGCATTGGTCTCAGCGGTTCCTTGCAATTTTCCATCTGACATGGATTTCCTTTCTATAATTTTACAACGGGGAAGGCCGTCGCCCTCCCCTTAATGTGACATTAATTAAAAAGTTTATAGTCCGCCGTAAGATGACTTACCAGCAACCCAATAAACAACATCAGCAGCAGCAGTACCCGCAGGACCACTAATTGCTAATGCACCAGCAACGGTACCAACCCCGCCAGTACCAAGAACCATACCAAGGAATCCAGTATTAACGGTAGCATCGGCAAGGATACCTGATTGCGTTCCATTAATTTGTATTCCTCCAATAGTAGGAACCTGTGACGCAGGAGTTGATAATGATGTTGCGGTATCTTCACCAAACGGCACCATAAGTGGGAATGATGAAGGTTGTTGCGCAACAGTAGGCCATACAAATGTATTGAATGCTGATGTATCAATATTGATAACGAAGTTATAATCATCCGTTACCGATAAGACGATAGCACTCAAGCCATTCAATTGGATCATGCCAGGGTTACCAATCACCAACGTTGGAATAGAGAACCGAATCTCTTGTCCCGGTGTCATGCCATGAGCAATAGAGGTACTCACGGTTGGTGTTACGGCGTTTGTGATATTAACCACCACACGTCGACGTGGATAGAAAAGTTCTGATGTGTTAACAATGCGGTAGAAACCAGCACCACCAACTACACCAGGAACATTCGCTAATGGGTTAGTCGCCGTAAGTAAGGTGAAACTCACATTAGTGGTGACCGCACCAACGACCATATCGATACCATTAACATCAGTTTGTGCAGTATTGCTCATACGAACAACACTTCCTACAACAATACCAGCCGTAGATGCTGTTGATACAACAGGGCGAACAGCATTAGTAGACGCTGTTGTCGCGACTGCATTACCAATTAACGGTAAAGCTCCTGCAGTTTGTCCTGATGGATCATAAAGAGTAAAACCACCAGATACTAACGTATCACCACTCATAACGGCAGTTGCGTTACCATAGTAGTTAACAACACCGGTTCCGGGAGCCATACCACGTTGCCAGTAGTAACTGACACCTAAACCAGTAGCACCACCGACTTTTGCTGCATTGGTGTAGTTAAGAACCTTCATCCAATCAACGCCAGATGGTATTTTGATATATTGATTTACAACGGTTGCAGGGACTACAAACGAACCCTGACCTATAATAGTTCCGTCCATATTATCTCCTTTAAGCTAATGTTGCGCGTAAGTTAATTACCCACAAGTCATTAGTAATTCTTGGAACTTCAGCAAATTTGTAACCAACCGACGCGTTCAACGCTAATGGCCCATCATAAATCGGTGGTCGATAAATAAAGCTTGCTGAGTAACCGTCTTGCTCAATGCATGCGTATGCTTCCATACCAACACAGAAAATGTTGAATACATTGGCACCATTTGAAGATGCATTAGCAGTAAAGCTACCAATAGATGAAATCAAGAATCGAAGGTTACCAATAGCACCCCATTCTGAACGCAATGCATTCATTGGCGCAGGGTATTGGTTCTTTTGAATGAATCCAGCAACGGCATCAAGATTACCAGTCAATTGTGTTGAACATAATGCAAAGTATGCATCACGAACTGGTGCTGTACCGAATTTGTCTTCACCTTCGATGTTGTCCATAATCGTGTACGCATTATTGTTTAATAAAGTACGAACGACAGCATCCACATCAGAACGGGTAATTTCAGTCGGATTATCACCATTAACACCACCAACACTATTAATAAAACCAGCAGTTGCTGCTAACATATCACGAGTTAATTGGTCTTCGGTTTGACGAAGAGATACACCAAGACGAGCAGCACATTCATTAAGAACAGGATCTTGGTTCTGCAGTGTGCATTTAACTGTTACTTTTTTTGACCAAATATTTTCTATTTGGCGGTTGGTCTTGTTATTCCCAACTCCCCTAGTCTCCTAAGGGATCGGACTGTCGCTTCACCTCTCGGTGTCCACTCGCCTCAGTCTCTCAGCGTGATAATTTAATTTATTTATGGTACGCTATATCCATACATTAAAATGAAGGAAAACTATGCATGACGAATTCTCATACTTATCACAAAATAATTCAGAGCAACAACTAATAAGAGATTTGAAAATAACAACTATGAGCTATCTTGCTGGAATTGTAGACGGAGAAGGATGCATTGGATTAGAACATCTTTCACCGACTAAAAATAGAAAGAAAGATTATTACGTATGCCGACTTACCGTAGTTAACACCAGTGAAGAACTAATGAAGTTATTAGTGTCTAGCCTCAAAGGGCAATATGATACAAGAAAAAAGATAGAAGGCAGAAAGACTTGTTATAGATGGCATGTTTTTGGTAAAGACCTAGAACAAGCTATCTTGGCCTTGTTGCCTTATTTGCGTATCAAAAAGAAACAAGCGAAATTAGTTCTCGAATATAGAAATACAGTAGCAAGCAATGGTTGGCTCATTAGTGATGATGTACTTGCGCATAGAAAAACCATTTGGATTGAATGTAAGAAATTAAATACCATAGGTGGTTAAATTATCTTCGCCCTTGTCGCCCTCGTCTTTACGTTAGGGCTTCCAAGTCAATCAGAGCGGATTTAAAGCAGGCCATTTACTGCTAAAACCAAGAAATTTCAAAGAACAATCGTCGTTAACCTGCTCGTTCAACTGTACATAGGTCTATAATAAGTCGAACTCATACGGCACCTACTTTTTACCGTAAAAACTAATAACTGCATCAATATCTACCGCAGTAAGATTTTGGGCAGGAGGAGTAATACCAGAATTCCCTAAAGGAACCATCGCTGTGTTAAGCGGATTGTATCGACGCATACGAAGAGTTGTACCACCATTACGCGGCATATTCTTCTTCATTGCGGGGATCTTATGGATCATATTAGGAACTGGTACTGAAAGTAGTTTGTACGAGAAACTTTGCTGCACTGGTGCAGGCAGTGTACTCGTAGTTGTGATAGCCATAATAGCTCCTTAAGTAATAAAATAATTTTTTACTTAAGACTGACGAGATCTCACATTGCGTCATCGGCGGACGAATTCCGATTTACGTCCAGACAATTTCAGATTGCTAATCCGAACTTTCATGCAGATTGGAAGAACGACTTCCAAATTACGTTCATACGTAGGATATAATGAAGAAAAAAGAGAAGCAAGTAGGAAAAATAGGAGGGTCGTGGTTGGCAAAGAGGATTGACCAACCACGACCTATCATAAAAAGAGTCTTAGTTATTTACGATACTGTTGCATTTCTTTCCACAATCGCGCTTTCATATCTTCGTTAAATTCTCCATTTGCAAAGGCATTTGCTTTTGACAATGGGCTATCGCCTTGTTGCGGAGAAATAGATGCAAGCGATTTAGGTTTTGCTGCATTGCGTTGAGCAATCTCTTTTTCCTGCTTAAATGGATCATCTTGTGGTGATATTCCCAATCGCTTTATCATAGTGTATGCAGTCACTGCCTTACTGTAAAGATCAGTTGAAGAATCAATAGTATGTGCTATCTCTGGATGGCTACTGCGTAAGTTTTCAAGATTATCAACGGAAACAATCGCATCAAAATCAGGATATTTTTGCTTTAATCGCACTTCTGTTGCACTTAAACTCGATTGCTGTTCATACTGGCGAATTTGTTTTTCTAGATTCTGTATCTTCTTACTCACTTTACTCAGATGCTTACCTTCAACAAGGGAATCATCATCAACTTTAAGTTCAAGATCTTCGTCTTCAGACTCAGATTCTTGTTGTGCGAGTAATGCTCGTTCAAGTTCAGCTGCTCTGCGCTCTGCACGTTCAGCCTTTTCACGAAGTGTTTTCCATGATTCTTGTGGCGCAGGTTTATGAACTACTGGTTTCTCTTCTTGCACTGGTTCCGGTGTTTCATACTCTTCTTGGGCTATTGGTGCTGCTTCCAGTTGTTGTTCGGGAACCTGCTCTTGGAATTGTGGTTCAGGTTGAGGAATAACGGTACCATCGCGATCATATTTGATTTCAAAACTCATTAATTATCCTTACTCAATGCAGAAGATAAATAATCTTTGATAATATTTATTTTAGAATGGCTATCTTGAGTAGAAAAAAATTCTTCTGATTTTATTTCATCAATTTTTATTCTTATACTTCTAAATAATTCTAATTTTTTCGAAATTTCTTTTTTTTTATCTAACATTTTTATCCCTTAAATGTAAAATCTTGTAATTCTACGCTCTCTAATTTTTCACCATTTAATTTTTTTGCGATACGCAGAAGCGTTCCATCATGAAATGCTAAAACATATTCTAACAGTTTATACTCTTCAAGGGGAATAAGATGTTTATTCATCATCATTTCTTCACATGATTGTTTGGATGGAATTACCCACATAAATATAATACCATCATCTTTTCTATTATATTTATACACTGCTTGATCCCAGTCTGGTGTTGGGCATGATACTCTGCCATAGAAATAATTTCTTAGTACATTCTGCATCAATCGTTCACGCTTTGTGAGAACAACAACATAGAAATCACCAGGGAAATCCTTTTTATTCCTTTCTACGCATTCCATAATGTTTTTATCGTATTCACCCAGTTGTTCGCGCATCTGCTCTACAGGTGATGTTGTCTCATGAGGTTTTTTTATTAAATCAGACGATACTTTACCAACTGTCTCTCGAATCATAATGCTCCTTTTAAAATGAATAATGCTTATTGAGAATAACGAAAAAGCCCCGTGTAGTAAAACATGGGGCCTTCATTAAAAGGGAGGGAATATAAACGCTGTTATTTCTTCGATCTTTTTTTCTTTTTAGGTATCTTTGCACCTTCTTTACGCGCTTCTGAAAGGGCAATAGCTATAGCTTGTTTTGGATTTGTCACTTCTGGTCCCTTTTTAGAACCGCTATGAAGCTTATGTTCTTTGAACTCTTCCATAACTCTTTTGATCTTTAGTTTGCCCTTTTTTGCACCAATTTTTTTAGCATGCTTAACGGG